CCGTCAAGCGCAAGGTGACCGTGCCAGTCACAGCATCAATCGAGATCCGGCCATTCTCTGTCGTGAGTTCGACCGTGACCGCGCTGTTGCTGATGCTCGGCCGAACCTGCATGCGGGCGGTGTAGCCCGTCAGTGGCATGGCGACACCGCCACGCTTCAATTGAAGCGTGCGCACGAAAGCCGCACCTTGCTCGCATTGCAGATCCTGATAGGCCGCGATTGTCATTTTCTCGCTCTGATCATTTGCATAGCAAATGCCACAAGTGCGGTGGCTGGGATAACCGGAACGAGTTCCGCCTCAAGCCGCCGCCCAATCGATTGCCGCCAGGATGACGTCGATCTCTGCCGCCGATTGCGCGGCCGTGACATCCCTCTTGGCTTTCAACCGGGCACGCTCGATGCGGGCACCGATGACTTGCCACTGGCCAAAGGATTGCAGCACCGTTGCCGCGACCTCGGCAGCACTGGCAGCGGTTATGCCAACCTCGCCATAGATCATCGGGTACTTTGTTGCATCAGGAGCCACATCGGCCTGAAAGCCTTGTGCCTGGTGGACCTTCTCCTGATAGGTCATCTCCTGGCCAGCCGTGACCGTTATGTACTTCCCGCGCTCGGCACCGGCCGCATTGTCGATGGTCGTGATCGCGCGTTCTTTCAGGTAGTCGAGCGGCGGTGCGGCCGGCGTCGGCATTGAGAAGGAATTGGTCACCGCGATATAGGTCGCGCCAATGTTGGCGGTATCGGACTGCATAAGGAATTCGCCCTCGGGCAATTCCAAGGTTTGCTCGGCGTCCAGCTCGATGGCGTTGAGGACCAGATGGCTGACGTCGGAAACGATTACGTATCTCATGATTGACCTCTTAGCCGTCGTATTCTTCAAGGATGATGAAGCCGTCAGAGCCAGCGGCACCCGCAGCTGTCGATGACGCATTGTTGTAGGCAGCCTGACCACCTGTCGCGCCTGCGGCCGAATTCGCATCTGGCGACTGTCCGTTGATGGCGGTCGCCTGTGGCGTCAAGCGGCTGGGTGGCCCGCCATAGCCGAAGGGGCCAACGCTGGCGGCACCGGGGGTCGTGGTAAGAATTGTCGGGGCACCGAATGTATAGGTGGCATTCATGCCGGGATTGCCTTTGAGATTGATGTCGCCATTGAGGCCTATGCCACCGTCACCCGTCGCGGTTCCCCAAGTCGATCCATCAACCCTGGCGCCACCCTTGCCACCGGTCGCACTCAGATACGGTGTCGTACCGAAGCTTGTATTGCCGCCGTCGCCGCCATCGGTTGGCATCGCGGTGCCCGCGATGCCCTTGGCACCAATGATGTAGCTCTCACTGGCCAGAAGTGCAGAGACGAGAATGCTCTTCATTGCCGTGCCACCGGCACCAGAGTTGCCACCTTGTGGTGCCGCGCTTCCGATGCCCTTCGCGCCACCGGAGCCGCCGGACGCGCCATAGCACCAGACGATGATGCGCTTCGCGTTTGCCAGCAGATCAGTTGCCTTGACCAATGTCCCGCTGGTGATCAGCTTGCGCCGACGCAGCAGCTTGCCTGTCGTGACGCCGCCTATCATTGACTGAATGGCGGTGAGCAGCTGGTCACGGTGCGATGGATCGAGAACCACGCCCGTTGACTCGATGACGTTTGCGATCTCTTCCTGCACGTTGTTGAACCAAAGAGCGTTCAACTGCGTTGATGGTGTTCCAGATACCGGGTCGCCGTCCTTGAAGCCGGGTTTCCCGGCGCCGAATAGGTCAACGGCCTTCGTTGTCGTATCGATGCGCTTCATGCCGTTCTAAACTCCATAAGCAAAAATGACGGTGGTATGTGCTGGCTTCAATTGGTTGATGACGCATTCAAGAACGGTGTCACCCCAAAATCGCAGGTACTCGGAGCAACCGGAATTCGCGGTGAAGTCGCGCTCTAGCGTCGTCTCATGAATGTTGAGGCGCCAGGCGTAGCACCATGGATCAGTGAACAAGATATCGGTGCAGGACGAGTCGGCCGTGTAAGGCGTGAACTCGGTAATGGTCGGATTGACATAGCCAAGGGCGGTCGCGATGCCGATGAAATAGGCGCGGCTCTGGTCACCAACCGATGTCAATTTCTGGACCAAGCGCGCGCGCCTGGCTGTGAAGCTGTCGAGTGGACCGGTGCAGGGGTCTGGCAGGCCGGCGACATTCTCCCAATCGGTGAGCATTTCACCGGTTGTGCGTGGGTCGGCTTCCTCAATCAGATCATCGCCACGGCCGTCGATCCGCGCCAACTCGGATGCCGGCATGTCCAGCGTCTGGGAAATCACCGTGTTGCTGTCACGCGGCCAGACATCCCCGGTCGGCAGCAGTGCCGTCAGCTGATCGAGATAGGCCGCCTGGTTCATGGCGCGACGTCCCAGGTGATGACGCCCAGCTGCGGCAGTTGTGCGGCCGGTGGCACGATGGCGGTGGTCGGCGACAGCAATTCGTGATGGTCTTCGCCAACCGCGACGCTGATCGCTGCCCTGAGACGGGACAGGTAAAGGACGCCGCCGGGTTCGGCTTCGCGGGTGAAGAAGTCGGTCAGTTCGGCTGTCACTGCGGTGCGCGTCGCTGTGGTATCCGGCGTCAGCCGGATTGTCAGGGCCACCGGATAGATGGTTGGGCCAAAGACATAGACTTGTGCCGTGACCGGCCGCACCGCGTTGATATGTGCTTGGACCGCCGCAATGTCGGCCGCTGACGGAATGGCATAGCCGGTGCCGGCCTTGATCAGGAACGCAAGGCCAACCGTACCCAATCCCATCCAGCCCGGATATACCCAGACCTTGCCCACGGCCACGCCAGCCACGTCCTGCGCCCAAGCGAGATAATCATAATCGGCGCCACCCTGCGGCGGCTTTTGCATCCGGGTGATGACACGCGTCCGCAAATCGTCGTCGCTTTCGAGATCGGCGCCCGTCGTCAGGCCATTGCCTGAGACATCGGCGACAACCAGCGCCTGGCTTTGAATGCCGGCGATCGGCGCCACCAATGTCAATTTGCTGCCTGTCGGCGTATTGCCGGCGGCACCCGGCACCGATGCAGTCACCGCGACGTCGATGGTTACGGCCGTCAGCGTGGCATCCGCGACAGTTACAAAGCGAACATCGTCGGAACGTCGCAAGAGCGACCCGGCTGGGATCAGCGTGCCGATAAGGCCGGTAAAGCGAATAGTGCCAATAGCCGGTGTCGCCGACCGGCGCTGAATACCCCACAAGCTGGCGTGCCGCTCCAAGATTTCGGCTTCGGCCGTATCCGGCAGGATCTGGTTTGAAATCCAGTCCAGATGTTCATGCAGCGAATAACTGGCAACGCTCATGGCCCGCACAAGGACGCCCTCGACCGAGCGCCGTGTCCGCGCATCGGCACCCGGCAAGGCGGACTCGATCTCTGCCGCCAGCCGGTCTCTGATTTGCTGCGGTGTCGGCCGATTAAATGGCATTTAAACCCCACCCGTTGCGACGTTGACTTTCTGTGTGACGGCCGTGCCATCGGCCTGAAAGATGACGATCTCGACGCCGAGGATGCCCATCGCGACCCATTCCGCGGTGACGTCGACCCGGACAGCCAGGCCGTCGTCGATCAGCCAGGCCAGCGCCTCGCGGCAGTATTCTTCGGCCCGCCGACGCGTCTCCTCGGTCTGTTTCTCGCGCTTGAGCAACCACAGGCGCGAGCCGATGCGATCGCCTTCCGTATCGGCCAGCGCATCGCCAAGCCAGCCACGACGGTCACCATCGGAATTATTCGGCAGTGGATCATCGGCCCGCGCCCGACGATCAGAGAACAGGCTGATTAGGACGCTGGTGGTGAGCGTGTCGTCTTGCGCCAGGCCTGATGGACCAAGGTCGAGATCGCCGGACAGCGAAGCGGTATCAAAGGCAATTGCGATCATGGCGATATCCGAAACCAGGGGCGGCCGCTCGTGGCGTGACCGCACACCGCGTGATGTCCTTGACGACAAACCGGGATGTTGCCGACCCGGAACCAGCCAGAGCCTTCAACCATCGGCGGTGGCGGCGAATGAGGCGGGTCGCCATGTGCCTGCACCAGGTCGCCGATCACGACGATTGGCTGGTTCTCTACCCGAAACCAGGTGTTGACCTCGGTCATCTGCGGACCACCGCAGACATCGAGCGAATGAACCGCAACGCCAAGACCGGTCATGACTGCACCGCCAGGAAATCTGGCGTCACCAGTTTGGTGCCCGTTGGCGTCATGGTCAGCGTGCTGGCGCCACTGCCGACATTGATGGTGAATTTCTGGCCGGCGTGGATCTCGATTTCCTGATTGCGCTTGAGCACAATCCGGTGGCCGCCGTCGCTTTGGTCTTCATCGGTATAGAGTGCCACTTCGCCTTCCGCCAGCGATTGCAGGCGATAGCGGCGATCATCAATCGCGATGACAATGGGATGGTCGCGGTTTCCCGCCAGGAACATGACGGCCGCCTCTGCACCTGGATGTGGGTGAGAGGTGTAGCCGTATTGCTGGAAGCGCTCGACGCTGTCGCGGGTTTCCTTGGCCAGCAATGACACCTGGACGCGCTGCAAGCCGGCGTCGTCGTTGATCACCTGCAGAACCGCGCGACCAAGCATCAGCATGACGCGCTGGCGAAGGGGTTCGAGGAGACGTTGCACCGCCTTCATATCCCCTCCCACAATCCCGTGCCCGCCGACGCCTCATCCGGTTCCGGCAGCAGGTCATAGGCATCTGGCAACGAAAGCTGCAATTCGGTCTGGCTTCCATCCAGTGTCAGCGCAAAGCTCACGGATACGACCAGCATGTCGAAATCGATATCGAGATAATCGTCCTTCACGCGCACCATCGTGTTTGGCCGCCAGAGGCTACCGCCATCATCCCGCCACCCAGCAACGCGATAGACGACGTTGCGCGACCGACCGCGCGCAACCCGGACTTCCCATTGCGCGCGCTCTTGCAGGCTGACACCATTGCCGGCCTGTTCCGCTAAGATCACGGTCGGTCGATAGCGGGTAATGGTCCCATCCTTGGCGCGACCTTCCGGTGACGTGATCTGCGTACCGTCCAGCCAGTCGGCACCTTCCTGTTGACCTCGGACAACGGTGAGGCTGAAGCGATCGCGATAGCTGAAGGTGCCGCGCCCGCCCTTGATGTTTCGCCCCAGTTCCAACGATCCGCTGGCGCGGCCGCCTTTGCCCGCACGGGTAAGGACCAGACCGCCCTTGCCGTCGCCATTTGGCAGCAAGGCACGATGCCGGCAGGCGCGCTCAATCGCCGCCCAAGCGGTTTCGCCAGGCTGGACAGCAAACCGAGCAAACGGTGCGCCAATATCCGCTTCGGCGTTGACGCTGACGCCGTAGGGCGCACAAATCTGCTGCGCAAAATCCAGCAGCGTGAGATTGAGGAACTCAGCGGTGCCATCGACGGCCGCAGCACCATCGACCAGGTCGCCGACCTTATCGCGGCCAACGACCGTAACCGTGTGCTGGTCAACGTCATAGTCGGTGGTTACGTCGTCTACGTAGCCAACGAGGATTGTATCGCCAGTTGCCGACAACGTGCAGGGAGCACCCGGCCGGATTACCCGTCGCGTCGGCTGATCCTTCCACTTTTCTGTGACCTTGAGCGTGAAAGCCAAGGCACCTTGCTCGATTGAGCGCACCACCTGGACTTCCTTCCACCCGCCATAGAGGGCGCCATCAACGGCCAAGCGGATATCTTCGCGCTTGATTTCAGCCATTAATCAGGACCTCCAAGGGCCGGCCGCCTGAAACGAAGCCGGGATGGCGGACGCGGTTACGCCGACGCAGATCCTCTTGCCGGTCAAACAAGGTGGTCAGATTGTCGCCATCGATCCGGTAGGCAATGAGTGGTGCCGGCAGCGTGACGGGCGGCAAATAGGTTGCGAGTTTTGGCAGCGGCGCCGCGCGAATGCCGACATCCTTGACGGTCGCGGCGCGGAGATCCGTGGCCGTACGCCAGGTGTTGTCCCATTTGGCATTGCCGGCGGTGTCGGCCGCGTCGTCGAGGTCGCCGGCCACCTTGTCCCGCCAGGCGATGGCCTGGTCGCGACTGTCCCAGCCCGCGACTGATCCGGTGCGGGCCGCTTCGATCGCGGACGTCACCTGCGCCAGGGCAATCAAGCTTTGCTGATTGACGGCCGCGCGCTTCCATGACGGTGTGACACCGGCTGGTGGATCTTCCAGACTGCGCAAGCCGGACGGATCGGCCAACGAAATAAGGCTGTTGCTTGCTTGCAGCGTCGGCTTGGTCCGCACGCCTTTGAACGCGAACAAGTCGGCAATCTGAGTGCCCAGCGAAACCGTGTCTTGCAAGCCGGCTGGCCCGATGGTCGATAAGGCCGTGGCGGTCGATGCGAGGTTGCCTTGTGACAGATCGGACGTAAGGCCGGCGCCGCGCATGGTGCCGAGCGTCAAGCCCGTCATCGACTTGATGACGCGGATGGCGTGTTCAACGACGAAGTCCTGGACGTCATCAACCGTGAAATTCTGCGAGAAGTCCCTGATTGCCGCATCGCGCGCGGCCGTGGCACTGCGATCGACCGTGGCGGCCGTGTCGATCTGGGTGACGGGCGACTGTGGACCACCCGCCAGTTGGAAGGTGACAGAGATCCGCGCAACGCGGCCCTCGCGGCTGCTTGTCTTTGTATGGACCTCGCCGACCACCACAACGTCCAACTCGCCATACCATGGATGCACCAGGCGGCCGGTGCTGGTATCGTCGAGCGCCGTCTCAAAGCGCGTGACCTGGTCGTTGAGGTCATCGCCAATCAGGATGGCCTCTATGGCGAAGGTGCGTGGCAGCTTGCCGATGAACTCGTGGCTGACGTCATCGCGGAGCGGGAATTCATGCGTGATCGTTCGCGGGCCAAATGCCTTATCTGAACTGTCAACATCAAGCCATGACTTACCGGTCATACATCACCCGGCCGTTATCGACGCGATAGTCCATGCGGTTATCGTCGGATCGCGCCTTAACTTGGACACGATTATCCATGACATCCACTCTGATGGTGCCACTGGCGTCGAGCCGCGCCACGCCTGATGCGGTACGGACGTTAGCGGCGCCAAGTGATCCGGCACCCCTTCCGTGCGCGACGGCCGGCGCGGCAGAACCTCCACCGGTGATCGAGCCGAATACTGACTTGCCAAGGTCAATCGCCGACTGGAGCTTGGTGATAATTGGTGTGATGAAATCAGAAATCGCCCGGAAGGCTTTCAAGATGCCATCGACGAATGACTTTTCCAGCCATTCAACGAAGCCGTTAAATGTGTCTTTAATCCCCGACCAAAGCTTGTCGAACCATGGACCAATCTTGTCCCAATTGGCATAGATGAGGTAGACGGCGGCCGCCAGGGCGGCAATGGCCGTGATCACCAGGCCAATAGGGTTGGCCGCGAGTGCGATGTTGAAAGCCTCAACGATGCCGATGCCAAAGCGCAAGGCGCTAAAGAATGCTGTGGCAGTCTCGATGAGTGGCGCCAGGGCAAAGGCGGCCAGTCGCACAGTCGTCGCGGCAATGGCCTTTCCAAAGCCACCAAAGGCCAAGGTCAATTGTGCCAAGGCGATCAGCAGCTTCCCGCCCGCGACGACAGCTATCGCCGCCAGCGCAGCATTGACCGGGCCGAGCCACTGCACCAGGCGTTGGAGGATGTTGATTAGCGGTGTGAGCTTCTGATAGAGATCCTGCACCGCGCTGGTGGCCCGATCGACAACGCCGGGTATTGCTTCGATAAAGTCACTGACGCGGGTGGCGATGAGTTCACGATTGGCCGAGATCCAATCCGTCATGCGGCCGATGAGCGGTGTCAACACCGGCAGCAGTTTGGTCGCAATGGCATTCCGCACGCCATATGCCGAGGTGACTAGCCGATCGAGGCTGTCATTGAAATCGCCGGCCGCGCCAACTGCTTCGTCGGACAGGACGGCACCGAACCGGTGCGCCTCGTCCTTCCAAGCGGCGAGGCCCTTGGCGCCACCGTTCATCATCTGGATGAGTTTGACACCGGCATCACCAAAGATTGCCATTGCGAGCGCCGATTTCTTGGCACCGTCCGGCATCTTTGCAAACTTGTCGGCGATCTCCGCGAAGATTTGGTCGGTGGGCTTCAGCTTACCATTGGTGTCCTTGAGCGTCACGCCAAGGCGCCGGAAGTTGGTCGCCATGGTCTGGTTCCCGGTCGCGGCATCGACGACCTGCTTGTTGAGAACACGCAGGCCGTCCGCCAATTCTTCCGGGCTTGAGCCGTTCATCTTCGCGGCGTAACCCAGTTCCTGGAAAGACGTCGCCGATAGCCCGATCTTTTGCGACATGTCATTGGCTGCGTCGCCTGCATCTGCCGCACTCTTGATCAATGCGAATAGGCCGCCGCCAATCACCCCGACGGCGGCGGTCACCCGCATGGCGGCCTCCCGAGCTTCCTTTGCGACGTTGCCAAAGGCGCTCCCCAGCTTCTGGCCGGCAGCGATGATCTTGCCAAATCCCATCTCGCTGTTGAGGCGACCAACTCGCCGTGCGATCTCATTCACCGGCTTGGTGAGACGATCAACAGCTTCGAGGATGACACTGAGTTTCACGGCTACATGCTCTCTCTAAGGCGACGCTGCCAGTTCCTTGCTCGATCGAACCAGAACGTCAGGCGCTCTGGTCCCCAGGTGTCGATGTCGGGGGGATATCCGAAGCTTCCTGCGATGACTTCAAGGCACTCGTCCCAGTCCGCAGGGAAGCTGGCAAAAAACTTTCGACGGCTTCCATGACTGCCATGCCGTCCTCAAGGCAAAGGTCATCGACTTCC